ATGGAAACTTATGATATATATTTTAAAGAAGGTACTGATTTTGCTAATAAAGGATTTTCATTGAAGGATAAGGCTAAGGCTATTAGAATGGCTGAAGATATGTTGGCTGAACGCAAAGGATATGTGAAGGATTTTGTTGGAGGAACTATTTCCGTAATGTGTAAAGAAACGAAAGAGGAAGTTTGGTCCAAGCCGATAGAGGAGGTTTAAGACAACTTTTACACCTCTTTTTGCCTAGTCAATCACAGAGTTGTCAAATACAACCCTTGATTATATTTATGGTGAGTTCGTTATTGGCGGACATAAATATTTCTTTCTCTTCTAGGAATTTCCGGTATATTTCTCCCTTCATGCTTTTTGCCGGGCTGATATGGATAATGTCAGGTTTCATCCGATTGAGCGATGATTCTTTTTTATAAGATGCTTCAGTATAATTTTTCTTTCCATTCTGTACATTTTTGACATATAGTTGTTATTCATTAGCTGAATACATCGTAAACTCACCAATGAAGTCTTCTGTATAAACAGAGGTTAGTTACATAAATTTATAGTGATTTTTTGTCTATAATATATTTGCCATTGAAGTCTTGTTAGATTCCTTTGGTTCTTCTCTGTTTCCGGTGATTGAGTAGCAGATCCATTGAATGTTTTTCCCTTTGTCCTTTGTGTAATATGGAAAACATAAAAGGAAAAAGAATTTATGTTGTTTGAACAATTAAGTTAGAACGTGTGTTTATGTAACTATTGTGATTATTGTTGTGCCGATGGTGTACAGGCATTGATACAACAATGATTTTTCATAAAAACTTTAAATTTATAAATTTAGGTAGCCCTGACTTGTGATAAGTCGGGGCTATTTGCTTATTATGTGCTATTAAACTTGGTCAACTATTGGTTAACAATTTTACGCAACAGTAACTCTTTGATGCAAAAGTGATAAATAAAATTTTTTGTTCACATGAAAAAAACTTTCTCAAAAGCTTTGTAGTATTGATTTTCTATGTATCTTTGCATCGTTATTATTTCGCGGGGTATTAGCTCATCTGGCTAGAGCGTTAGACTGGCAGTCTAAAGGTGGCGAGTTCGAGTCTCGCATGCTCCACTATTATAAACCTCTCTGTTTCAGAGGAGTTTGTGTTTTCTTAAGCTTCTCCAGCTTTCGTTTTTGGATAAAAAAAAGACAGTTTGTGCCACTTTTGGCAAAAAGAACTTGTCTAAAACGAATCCAGAACAATTATGACAACTCTTAAAGCCGCCGTTGTTCCGGCCAAGGTGCTGAAAAACGGCAAACACAGAATTCGTATCGCAATTGGTCATAAACAGGAAACAAGATACATCGTTACCCGATTTGAAATAGATAATACTGCTAATTTTAAAGGAGGGCAGGTGGTAGGTGTTCCTGATGCCGCACATGTCAATGCTAAATTACGTGGAATACTTAATTCATATCAGGATGCCCTGGATAAGATAAATACATCATCCTATACTTGTACCCAACTTGTCGAATACTTGTCCTCGGTAAAGCAGGGAGCCATCTCTTATAGTGTCGCTTCGGCTGACTATATGTAGAATTTGATTAAAGAGGGGAGAAGGACCACTGCCTCCTTATATCAAAGGGCGAGTGATTACTTCATTGAGTTTGTCAAATATGATATAATGCTTGATGGAATTACTCCCCGGACCATAAAGGACTTTGATATTTATCTAAAGAATGTCCGAAGGCTGGCTCCTGTTACTTGTGGTATGCACATGGCACATTTGAAGGCAATAATCAATCAAGCAATAAGGGATAAGAAGGTATCATATGACACGCATCCTTTTGAATATTATGAAAGACCAGCAGGAATGCCCAAAGAGCGTGATATCTCGGTAGCTGACGTAAAGAAGATAAGGGATGCGGAGATAAAAAAGAAGTCTCAGCGTGTTGCCAGGGATGTGTTCATGCTTTCGTATTATCTAGGAGGTATCAATCTGATGGACTTGATGCAATACAATTTCAAAGATGCGAAAATTATGGAATATGTACGTGAAAAATCCAAAAACACAAAGAAAGGTGATATGAAGATCAGCTTCACTATTCCTGAGGAAGCAAAACCGATTATCAAAAGATGGATGGGGCGTAATGGAAAGCTTGATTTTGGTTATAAATACTCTTATCCTAATTTTCGTAACTATGTAACAAAAGAAATTATAAGGCTAGGGGAGAGGCTGGAGATAGAATCGCATGTCGTATATTATTCAGCTCGTAAATCCTTTGTCCAACATGGTTTTGAGCTGGGTATACCATTGGAAACTTTGGAGTATTGTATAGGCCAAAGCATGAAATCCAATAGACCGATCTTTAATTATGTCAGAATTATGAGAAAACATGCTGATGAAGCCATAAGAAAGATTTTAGATAATCTAAAGTGAGGATTCAAGAACTAGAGCGATTGCTTCGGCAGTCGCTTCCTCTTTTTCTTTGTCTATTTCTGAGTTTAGCCGTTCTATCAAGTCCATATTCCCTGTGACAATCGTTTTTGTGCCCTCAGAGGAAGAAATTGTAAGTTCATAGTGTCCAATAGCCTATAAACTTTTTAGATAGTTGATGAGCAGTTGGGGCTAATTTTGACATATGCAATTGCGTTAGTCTGCGGAAAAAGAAAACGGTTCCGCTTTCCCGTTGCGTTACATATCTTTAATGTCGGGATACAGTGTAGCCATTAAGCATACAACACGGGGGTCGGAACCGTATATGAAGAAGCTACGGGCATGTATGTTGTCCGTAGCTTAACGGTCGGAATCTCGACACTAAACAAAATATGTAACGCAATGCAAAGATGGGTATTTTATATGACTTTACAAAAAACAAAATAGGAAAATTTCAATAAAGCATAGGGGTGAGAAATTATATAATGATGATGAAAAGATAGGAAAAAGGCAGCTGAATAAGCTGCCTTCATTCATAAATTATTCGACAGATACTTTGTGCTTTAATCAAATGAAACAAACATAAGAGTAAAGAGACCAATTAAAACCATAATAAATACAATCACAATATAAAAGACTTTTTTCATAAACAAACGATTTGGTTTAATATATATTTATTTAAATATTTAACAATTCTCTTTTGTCTTAACAAAACCTCAATCTCACATAAAGACTGAGGTTCAGTGTATGCTCCTTGCTAAATTGACACACAATATTAGAGCATTTTGCAAAATCCGATATAAAATAATGCCCTAAAAAATAATTAAAAAGAACATATACATATATTCGGATTCTTTATTATAAGACAGGCATGTCCCAAAATCTCCCTATAGGTTTTATTGAAAAATAATAGATAAGCTGCATAATTATTGAAATTTGGTTGGATACAATTGGGCAATAGTTAGGTAAGGGAATGTATGCTTTGGTTGTAAAAAGTGAAATAAAAAATCCCCGGAAGAACCGGGGATAAACTTTTGTTATGAGATTTGGCTTCTACTCCAAAATCACAGAACAAAGATACGCAAAATTCTATTCTTTATCAGTTGATTGTATAATCCAATTGGAAAATTGTATTAAAAAAAATAATCCCGGCTCGTGATGAATCGGGGCAAACCTTATATAACAAGGTTGGACTTCTACGATGGCAAAGATCGTGAAAATAAAACATACGGCACGTTATTGGATGGTATAATGTGCCGTTTCATTTATTAAGCCGATTTCTTTTTAGATTCCAAAAGTTTAGGAAGGTAATCTAAGGCAAGTGGATCTCTTTCTTTGAAATACTTTTCTGCGTTTTCATAAAGCCAACGCTCATTGACATATCTTATAAACATCGGAAGTGCATCTATAGGATACATAAGCGCATCAACAACCCTTCCGTCAGGGAAATGGTGTTTGTATGTTTTGTGCTGGTTCCACAGTTCGGAGTTATTCTCTCTCATGAAGCGAGCGAACAATTTACCAACAGAACCGTCAGGCATCATAGTTTTACCATGTGCCCCTTTATCTGGTATAGCATAGCCGACTTTTTCAAGTTCTGCATAAAGCCTCACATATAATTCTGAAATAACAAAGAAATAGTTAGATGGAATCATGTGGATATTGTCTTTGTACCTTTTGATAAATTCAGGAAGAGTGCCTCTATCAGTTATACCGTAATAACCTTTTTCCCTGATAGAAGGGACAACTTCATCGAATAGCCATGACTCAAATTTTTCTGCATTTGGCAATTGAGAACGGGATATAAGCCGATATACATTACCCTCATTGATGTATTTCATTTTTTGAATGCCACTAGTTGTAGGGGGGCGCGAATCACGACTCCCATTGATTTACAATATCTTATAATTGCATCTCTGGGATTTACATAACCTAATACTCTTGCAACATCAGTGGCACAAAACCACAATTTACCATCTTCTTCGATGGTTCTAATCTGATTAAAGGCATTTTCTTCATCAGATTGATAATTAAATAACAATAAATTTATGTTGTAAACTTTTTAAAAATAAAATACTTATTATCCCATCCAAATGGGTATGGCAAATATACATTTTGTTGTCTACAAAAACAAGAAAATACAATAATAAAAAAGGACAATAACCTTCACAGGCAATCGTCCTCATAGGGATAATATTTATTTTTAAAAGTTTCAGACAATATTGATATGTATGGAAATATTATCTTTCCAGTTGCACACTGCAAAGTGTAATATTTTATTTTGAATAAATGTATGTTTACAGGCAAAAATAAAAGTGATTTTGCAAAAAATAGATGCAACCAAGTTTCTTAATAAAACGCCCCGATTCATCACGAGCCGGGGAAATTCAAATTTATAAATTTAAAGTCTTATGATGAAGATTGTCATGTTGTTGCGCCAAAAATATTGGCGCAACAACATGACAACAAGCAAAACAGTTACACAAATACAAGCAAAGCCTATTTGCTTAAGTAATGTGGATTCTTTTTTCTTCTTTACCTCTTCAGTCTTAGTTTTTTCATGTTTGATGGAAGTGGCTTCCTTATCAGCTTTGACATTTGTAGTATCGGCTACCACCGTCTGTTTATCCTCCTTCTTGTTGAAATTACCTTCTACATGACCGTCAGCCAGTAACGGAGGTTTCCCGGTAAGACTGTCGGGCGGCTTTCTTGTATCATAAATCCGAAATTAATCACGTAGCTGCCATTAGTGGTAATGAGTTCGCTCAAAGAGGTGGTTGATTCGTGTACGATGTTGACAGTTTCACTGGCGCTATCCTTGCTGATTACTTCTGTGTCGGATTTGATAGCCTTATGCGAGCTACCGCATGACAACAGAAGAAACAGGCACATAAAGAGAGCCAGTAATATGTGCCGGCTTACCCAGTTCATAACCTTAGCCAACATAAGAGATATCATTTATACGGTGGTTCATCCAGCCCCGTTTGAACTTGTTATTTGCAGGGCGTTCCCGGCATATATCCTCGATGAAATCAAACCCTGCAATCTTGATCTGATCAAACAGTTCACGTGGATTACGGGAATTTACTGCAGCGAGTGTCTTAGGCCCGACAATGCCATCAGGAATCACGCCAACCAAATCATGCGGTATTTTGATACCGTGCATTTCGCTTGCCCAGATCCAATCGACAAGGATATCAGCTATGGATTGGGATTTAATTTCGTCAGCTTTCCACCTGTCCCAATACATGGTTTTCAAAATCTCCGTTTATTCCTCTTTCGTGATGTTTTTCAATCTTTCAACCGTAGGCTTGGGATAGCCTTTCTTTCGGCAATACGCTTCATAAGTTCCAATGGTCACACCCATATTGGTAGTCACTCCTAAATCGTCCGAGTCATTTACAAAACCGCCTTCCCACTTCAGGATAAACGGTGCAAGTTTATTCACATCAGCCATTTTTCTTTTCCTCCTTATCTTTAATTAATGTAGTCCTGCGTGGTGGAATACGGCGACCGCATTCGCTATCGGGCCTGTCACAACGGTTATGCTCGGCATCTTTCAATTGCAGTTCCAGCTCGTGGCACTTATGAATCCATGCCAGCTTATCAGACTGTTCATTACGAAGCTTAACGTATAACGCATCAATCTTGGCGTCACGCTGGGCGATGCGTTCTTCCAGCCAGTCAACCTGCTTACGCTTGTTCTCATCCTCCATCGAATCGGCGGACGCATCCTCCTTCCGTGCGTTCGTCTTGTGGTTCACCCAGAACGTGACACCCCAGCGGACAGCCTTCAATCCCCCGAAACCTCCGATTATAGCCAACCAGTCGTTTAATTCCATTTCGTCTATTGTTTATCTGATTATAATACAACTTCAAAGATATGTCTATTTACTTGCGTCATTGTTGCAGAATTACTTAAATCCATTGCCACGATATGACAATAAAAAAAGAGCCTGATGACAATATTTATTGCCATCAAGCTCCTGGTTACTCTGCAAAGATAGTGAAAACTATTCCATATTCAATCCATATTGAAAAAAATAATCAGGAGCAATATTCTGATCATCCGAAAAACTTAAAGAATCACAATGTTAATAGAAAACAAATAGGATTCATGAAATCTACCGGTTATCTATAAAATCAGATGTTCTCAAACTTTTATCGGGAAATATCTTTACTTTTCTCCTTTTCCTTTGAGCGTTTTTCAAGTCACGTACTATGGTGCTGGAAAGTATCTCTGAATAAATCTGTGTGGTCTTTACGGAAGTATGTCCGAGCAGCTTCTGGACTGTTGTAATCGCAACTCCCTGATGGATCAGCAGGGTGGCACAGGTATGACGGCTCACATGGGAACTCATTAGCATAGCAACATCAAATAGAACAGCGCGTTAGAAACATAATCTGTTAGAAATGAGCTACATTTCATTATCTGGCACACCTTTCTGAAACGGATTCAGACGGAATGCCGAATCGGTTCCGTTTCTTAACCGTTAACAGGTTGTTTCGGAAACCTGCCGTGTTAACCGGATGATTGAAAAAAGTTCTCCGACGGGTTGTTTTTCTATGATACTCAGTATTTTGCGTAGCGATGAACGCTTACATTCATAATAACTTTGCACTCAAAAAAATGTAGGCGTATGAAAATTGAGAAATTCAAGGTCTTGCTGTTTTTGAAGAAGACCGAACCCGACAAGTCGGGCAAAGCTCCCATCATGGGACGCATCACATTGAACCGGACGGTGGCGCAGTTCAGCACCAAGCTCTCGTGCACGCCCAAGCTGTGGAACGTGCGTGAAAACCGTCTGGAAGGAAAGAGCCGCGAGGCGGTGGAGACCAATGCGAAAATCGAGAAACTGCTGCTGGCCATCCATGCGGCATTCAATGAATTGCAGGAACGGAAACGCGATTTCGGCGCTGCGGACGTGAGGAACCTTTTCCAGGGAAGCATGGAAACCCAGATGACCCTGCTCCGGCTGTTCGACCGGCACATCGAGGAAACGAGGGAGCGCATCGGCATCGATGTGTGCGCGTCCTCCATGAGCACCTACCATTATGCGCGGAAAACGCTCGGCGAGTTTGTCAGGAAAAAATACAAGGTGAAGGACATCGCCTTCGGTGCGTTGAACGAACAGTTCATTCGGGAATACCAGTCCTATATCGAAGTAAAATGCGGGTATTCCAACCAGACCTCACGGCATCATCTGGCCCTGCTGAAACGGATCTGCCGGATAGCGTACAAGGAAGGGTTCTCCGAGCGGTACCATTTCCTGCATTTCAAGATACCCAAGCAGAAGGAGACCACCCCGAAGGCGTTGAGCCGCGAGGACTTCGAGAAGCTGCGTGACTTGGAAATCCCGGAAAAGCGCCGCTCCCTCGTCCTTACGAGGGACCTGTTCCTGTTTGCCTGTTATGCCGGAACCGCCTATGCGGACACCATATCCATTACCCGCGAGAACCTCTTCACCGACGATGAAGGCAGCCTGTGGTTGAAATACCGACGGAAAAAGAACGAACTGACGGCGCGCGTCAAACTGCTACCCGAGGCCATTGCCCTGATAGAGAAATACCGGGACGATTTGCGGGAGACCCTGTTCCCTAACCAGCTGTACAGTACGCTTCGGGCGAACATGAAAATCCTGCGCGTGCTGGCCGGACTGACGACCGAACTCGTCTATCATATGGGAAGGCACTCGTTTGCCTCGCTTGTCACGCTCGAAGAGGGCGTGCCCATCGAGACCATCAGCAAGATGCTGGGACATAACAATATAAAGACGACCCAGATCTATGCCCGAGTCACCCCGAAAAAGCTGTTCGAGGACATGGACCGCTTCATTGAGGCGACCAAAGACCTTGAACTGGTTTTATGAGAAAGGGTTGTAAAAACGAGATTGGAAAAAAATAAATGTAGAACATCAGCTAAAATGAACCATCATGCGTAGCACTTTCAAGATATTGCCCTATATCAATAGGAAAAGAATCAAGTCCGACGGCACGACCGCCGTCCTTTGCCGTGTGTCCATCGACGGCAAAAGCATCCTCATCACGACCGGCATCTTCTGCCGTCCGGAGGATTGGAACAGCCAGACGGGAACCATCCGCCAGCCCCGCGAGAACAACCGCCTCGCAGAATTCCGCCTGAATCTCGAACGGGCTTATGACCGCCTCCTGAAAGAACAGGGCGCAGTCAGCGCCGAACTGCTGAAAAACGCCGTGACAGGTGTGGCGACCATTCCCCAGACCCTTCTCAAAGGCGGCGAAGCGGAGCGGGAACGGCTCAGGCTGCGTGCCGAACAAATCCATTCGACTTCCACGTTCCGGCAGTCGAAGACCACGCAGCTCAACCTGCAACAGTTCCTCCAGTCCCGTGGCCTGGAGGACATCGCCTTTTCCGACATCACGGAGGAGTTCGGCCATTCGTTCAAACTGTTCCTGAAAAAGGAACTGGGTTATGCCTCCGGGCATGTGAACCACTGCCTGTGCTGGCTGAACCGCCTTATCTATATTGCGGTGGATGAGGGCGTGCTCCGGTGCAACCCCTTGGAGGACGTGCATTATGAGAAGAAGGACCCGCCCAAGATGCGCCACATCAGCCGCAGCGAGCTGAAACGCCTTATGGCCACGCCGATGCCGGATCCCAAGGTGGAGCTGGCCCGCCGCATGTTCATCTTCTCCTCGCTGACCGGTCTGGCGTACGCGGACGTGTATAACCTGTACCCCCGACACATCGGCAAAACTTCTGAGGGCAGGCTCTATATCCGCAAGCCGAGGGAAAAGACCGAGGTGGAGACCTTCGTCCCCCTGCACCCGGCCGCTCGGCAGATTCTGGAACTGTACAATACCACGGACGACACCCGTCCCGTGTTCCCCCTGCCCAAGCGGGACATCCTTTGGTACGACATTCACGGGCTGGGTGTCATGCTGGGCATCCAGAAGAACCTTTCCCATCACGCCGCAAGGCACACCTTCGGTACCCTTTTGGTCTCCGAGGGCATTTCCATAGAAAGCGCGGCGAAGATGATGGGCCATGCCGACATCAACAGCACCCAGATTTATGCGCAGATTACCGACTGCAAGATATCGAAGGACATGGACCGTCTGATGGAACGGCGCAACAGCCGGAACGAAATGCCAATGGATGAATAACAAAAAAGTCAGGAATCATGGAACGTTACATTATCACTTTGGACGAACACGGCACACTTCACGTGCCGGATGTTTCCGCAACAGCCATCTGGATGAATGAACCGGAACTGATGGAACTGTTCGGCGTGGTTGCCCTCACGCTCCGGGCGGCGATAAAGGCCGTGTACAAGAGCGGCATCCTGAATCCCGGCGAAGCGGAACGTCGTGTCCGCCAAGCGGACGGGTACGGGATGGACGTGCTGTACGGCCTCCCGTTGGTCATTGCCCTTGCCTTCCGCCTTCATACCTGCGGGGCAAAACGTCTGCGAGAACGGGTCATCGGAAAATTCACTTGCCACGGTGGACGGAATACCGCCCGCCTGTTCATCTTTCCGGTCAGTCCGCATTGGCAAATGGTGCGGAATTGACCGTATTATCAACTCACGCACAATAAAGCGGCGCATCATGAGAGGATTATCTCCCGTGATGCGCCGCTTTCGTACATTCCTACAGGTGGCCGGGTCATTTGCAAGTGTTTTTTGCAAATACCGGAAAGGGTGGTCCACTTTTCAATGCGTACACGACTTCTACCGCCACCTACATTTTTCCCATGTCCTTCTCAGGTTCCGATACGGAATGCCTCCCGATAACCCTCCATCAGCAGCCGTTCGATATCCGACTCCCGGTACAGGATTTTCCCTCCCAGCTGGATATAAGACATGCGCCCCGCATCCCGGTATTCCTGCAATGTCCGGCGGCAGGTCTTCAACAATTTGGCCACTTCCCGGTCTGTCAGGTAGCGTTCCCCGCCCAATACGGGGCGGTAGTTTTCGGCCAATAATTCAATGTGGTCCAATGCGTGCTCCAGCATTCTGAACAGCGCGGCCATCTGTCCGCTTTCCCTTGTCATCAATTCGTTCATTGTCAGTCTGATTTAAGTGATACTCATTTAACCTTCCTCAAATAGTTTTTCCTTTCAAGGCCGCCAGGGTGCGGCGTTCCTCCACCAGCGGCACGATGCGCCGCACGTCCTCCGCCCGGTAGAACATCTTGCGCACAATCTGTGAGTAAGCCAGCGTGCCGTTGTCGCGCAGCGTCTGCAAGGTGCGCGGGCTGATTTGCAGGATCTGGCACACCTCCGTGCTGTCCAGCCATTCACTGAGGCGTTTCTCCTCCGCCTTGCGGCAGAACCTGTCCACCATTCCGGCCAGCCGGTTGAAACGCGCCATCAATTCCTCAAAAGTCTTTTGCTCGATTACGATTACATTTTCCATAAGATTACCGTTTAATTGTGATTATGCCGCAAAGTAAACGGAATTACGGGCAGAGTCCACCGCTTGTCAGGCGCGTGGCAGCATTTGGCGTTGTCGTGGCAGCCGTTGGCGTTCTTCGGGTACATCTATCTCCCCATCATTCCTGTTCCAGTCCCTGCCCCACACCTTATATATAATATATGGTAAGGCAAGACACCTTATGTACCTTGAGGGATGGAAACAGCGGCATAAAAGCTTTTTCAGACCTGCCGGACGGGACTTTTCAAAAAAATCATTGCCGACTCGGTAACGACTATGGAAAACGCCTCTTGCACAATACCGATTTTTGCAGCGTAATCATCAACAAGGAACGATATGGACACAGAGAAAGTGAAACAGAACCCGGCCGTGGAAGCGGCGGGAAGCAGTGGCGGGCAAGCCGCAAGAATCTTCAAGAAGGAGAATATCCCGAAGACGGCGGAAACGGTCGGGCGGGACACCTTCGAGGAATGGATGGGACGCATCATGGAACGTTTCGACCGCCAGGACCGGATCATCTCGGTGCTGGTGAACAAGGATGCCGCCGGAGTGAAGTACCTGGACGGGGAACGGTTGTACGACAACCAGGACCTGTGCGAGATGCTGAGGACAAGCAAACGGTCGCTGCAACGCTTCCGAAGCAAGTACAGGCTCCGTTACCAACGGATTGGTCACAAGACCTATTACAAGGAATCGGACGTGCTGGAGTTCATCAGCCAAAATATGGAGGAAGTGCTGCAAGGCGGTACCAAGGTGCTCCGCATGAAAGAGCAACCCGGCATGGAAGCCCCAAAGAACAAATCCGGCAAAAGACCGGGCCACAAGAAGTATTCACCTAAAAAATAAAAGTAAAAATGATGGCAACGGAAAAAGAAAACATGGCCATGACGGCTGAAACCAGAGAACAGAAACCGAGTATGGCCACCTGCAAGGAAGCCTTGGCGGATTACAGGCGGATTTACCTGCCCGTGCCTGCCATTGAAGACCGCAAGCCGGTATTCCTCAGCAAGGAGACCCGTGACAGGCTGGACCGGATAGTCCGGTTGTTCGGTGAGCGGAAAATGAGCGTTTCAGGATTGACGGAAAACATCGTCCGCCGCCACTTGGAAATATATGAGAAGGAAATAGACGAATGGCGCAAGCTGTGA